AAACAGGTTCTCTTTGTTTTTGTAATAGTATGTTACTTGACCCAAAGCAACTCCTGCTTCATCAGCTATGTTTCTCATTGTTACAGAAGCATATCCTCTCGCAGAAAGGCATTCAAATGCAGTAATTAGAATTTTTTCGGATGGTCCTGTTTTGCGGGCCCTATGCTGCATAATGCACCTCCAATTTTTCTAGCACGTACGTACGTACTAGATATTAGCAAATTATTTTGCGTTTGACAAGCATTGAACATGCAATTGCTTTTATTGATGCCAATGTAGAAAACAACAATTCGTGTAGAGGACGGCGTTTTGTTTCGCTGCCTTAGTCCCGGCGGACCTGAATGTTCTTATAAGATCTTAAATCTCAAAATTATTGAAGATTAGATATCTGATTACACACCATTATTGTCAATCCGTTTATATAGAAACTTGGGATTTATCTTTGATGACAAATCAAGGCTTGCACTGTCATTGGCAGATTGATCTCTGTGGTTTATGCTGTTAGCCGCTTTCTTGCCAATGTAACAATGATGGATTTATGATTTGATTCATTCATCAATATCTGGAAGGAATTGTATAGGTTCATAATCCACCAACCTATTTTTCGGCCAGTGATTTAGTCTTAAGTAAGGCAAGCTATCCGCTAATACTTCCAACACGAACTCTTCCATAGTCTGATCCGGCTCAAGCTCATTGCCTACCATACTTTCTAGATGCTCATACTCATCATCTGTTACTTTGATCGTTATTGTTTTCATTTTAATTCTCCTTTTCTGTGTCAACTATTAAAATAAGCTAAACAAAAAAAACCTGCAGCTAAAGCTTTATAAAAACTTTAGCCGCAGGGCTACTTTGTGTAATCAAATTTTCTTAACACCGTCTAAAGGAACCCATGAACAAATGCCGTCCGGCCATCCTAGGAGAACCTTGGTTTTTTCTACTTGCGAGATGATGTGTGTCCTTTCTTTCACCCACTTGGGGATGGTTTCTCCCGTCGAATAACAAGAGGCTGAAACAGTCACCTTATCCCCCACTTTGAAAAATGCAGAAACAGGAATCTTCAATTTCTGTCCAGCGTAGATTGTATTCGAGGTCAAAGCGTTTAATAGCTTAATTTCAGGGTACCGGCTTCCATCACCGAGGTATTCCCTCGCAATCTTCCATAAGCTATCACCACTTTTTACAATATGTATGTGTTGGCCTGCGATCGATGTAACTTCCTCTTTTGGGTAAATCTTTGTCCCATCTTCATTAAAGACGAAGTAGCCTTGATTCTCATCTGCTTTTCTCTTTGCGTTAGCAAGGATCTTATAAGCTCCAAGTTGACTTTTATTATCTTCCCAAGACTTTCTCACCCGATAGTAACCCTGGGCGAGCTTTTTAGGAGGTTCGTCAATTTTCGGGTTTTCATCTTCGCCACCTTTTATTAGGAGGTACTTAACGTCCTCCCTGAAATTATCCATGCTCTTTCCAAAGCGTGAAAACCAGTGTCTTGGATCTCCATGGTTGGATGCTAATCCTCTTTGATGCCCCTCATAATGTCCGATAATAACACCGTTTTTTGTTGGGTCTAAATCATAGAGATCGCAAAGATGGGTACAGAGTTCGATCGCCTCTTTATAGACGGCCTTGAAATAACTCTCATTAGTCAAGTCATCCTCGCAAATTTCAAAACTCGTGTGCGTATCGTTGGCTGCACCTCCGGCATGCCAGCCACGATGGTCCCAGGGTAACGTTTGGTAAGTAGCAATAGAACCGTCATTGAGCTTTCCAATAAAGCCGTGAACACAAACGTTCCGATCCATTGTTTGATTCCAGTGATTGTTATAGATGTTTTTTCCAAGTTTCCCATCGTCAGGACCGACATAGCGCTTTAAATTCGGATTATTTGCCCCGGTCGAGTGCACCATAATACCTTGCACTTTGATTTTCTTGCCGGCCTTATAACAGGCATTTTCAGTAAAAATAAGCTTATTCAAATTCATCTTCTTCCTCCCCTTTTATTTTTTTGAGCATGCTTTCCAACGCTTTAGGTACGGGAAGCCCCAGACATGCAGCATTTTCTAAAATGGACAGACCTTCGTTTGAGAGATAGAAAAAGATGACGGCTGTTCTGAATGCACTACCGTTTTTCAAAATTTCATTGTCGAGAATGTTCCCAATGCCCACTAACGTAAAGATCAGAACTTTTCTTGCGATACCTTTAAACCCAACTGCACTTGAAAGCTTTTTTTCACCAGCGGCGCAAAGTACGCCCGTGATGTAGTCCGTCACGACGAAAGCAATGAGAGCATAGAGAAAGCCATCCATCCCCCCTAGAAACCAGCCAAGTGTCCCCCCTAAAGCAGTGAATACCGCTTGGACGACAGACCAGATATGTTTCATATTGAAATTCTCCTTTCAAATAAAAAATGTCTGCACCCAGGCAGACACTTTCTTACTAGTGTTGATGTTGTTATTTATATTTGTTTAGGCAGCCAATCCCAGAGCCTTAGATCCTCTTGCCCCAGCGACCACATGCAGACACCTCGAAGCTTCCACCGATAAGCCGCTTCGTTTGCCCAAAAGACAAGGCTATCCACGTCCTGGTAGTAGAGAATGGAAAAGCCATCCGAATCGCCGAGAAAAAGCCTAGAAATCCAAATGTTAATGTCACGGGGTATGATTTTTACTTGATAGTCGTTTCCACAGGTCAGGTGTAGAAGCTCGGAATGAAAGAACTCATAATCAAGTGAGATCTCCTCAGCTCGAGTTTCGTGTTCATCAATATCAGAAATCACTGTAAAGACTTGAAATTCATCATCCCAAGTGACTCCTGTTCTCGGAATTCGTCCAAAACTTGAGGATCTTCCGTCTGGCATCAGGACATCAAACCGTTCATAGGGTTCATATGTATAAGCATCACCTACTCGAAAGAGCTGACAGTGCACTTTGTTATCGGCTTGTATACCAGCAAACCCTCCCGTACTGGTAGCTGTTGCCGTGAAGCGAAGTGTCTGTGATGCACCTGAATAGACTCGGACAAGGTTACCTCGCTTTCGCATCTCAAGCGTATATACCAATGGAGAGTCACGGATCTTTGCTTTTGGAGTTTTTTCGATTGATACAGCGTAAGATCCTTTAAGCTCGCTGCCCTTGTATAACTCCAGTGCTTGAGACATGTAGTTGAAACAACAGAAAAGCTCACCTAAAAAGATGCCTGCCCTTCCCATAAAATTTTCAGGGAAAATCATCTGCGCACGAAGGTGTAAGTCATTGAAGTTTCCATAATTTAATGCGAGACGCCCATTACCTTCAAGCTGTGAATAGGGCCTTAATGCACTTGAATCTTCGTCCTGCCAAACATTCCAGCCACCTTCAAGCACTGTCCAATAACTTTTAGGGATGGGTGGGTTATCTCTAAAATCTTCATACCATATGAGAGCAGAATCTGCTTTTCTACGTAGCATCTCAAAGGTTAAATTAAAACCTTCTCTTGGCCCTGTCATCACCCCGTTTATATCTTTAAATTTCCTCGGCGAAAGGGAGTAATTTGCCTCCCCGCAAGCGGTGCTTTCTGTAAAGTCACTACACACCTTGAAGCCATACACTTGCACGCCTGGTGTAGCAACAGAAGCAGTCAGGCTATGTTCTCCTGCTTCAAGCGCCACTTTACTCCATGCCTTCTTCCAGAATGTAGATCTCCAATAGGGCCACCATAGTCGGTCTTCTTGAAAATGTTTCTGATTTCCATTTAACGAGAGATAGAGACCGTTTTTATCCCAAGAAGGAAAACCTAACCTTACGCCGATATCGTAAACACCCGTTTCCTCCACCGTGAAATTATAGGTAGCACTCCCACCTTCGCCGAGTGTGATCAAATTATCCGAAATAGTGACAATGCCCGAATAACTGTCTGGTCTTGCGATTCTGTCAACTATCACATCTCCAAATTTCGTCTTTTGAGTTTTACCATAGGAAGTGAGGTATCGCCTCCGATTGTAAACTTCCCCCATCTGCGGGTACTCGTAGCTAATGGCATCGCGCCCTTCCATATAATCGTAAACATGCGGTAAAGCCCAGGGCACTTTATCGTAATCATCCCAATAAGCGATGATAGGAATCTGAGGAGATGCAGGTGCTGTTTCTTTGAACTGATAGTAGCCCGTCATCCAGTTCTTTGCTCCGTAATAGGTATGCGACACGCCCCGGTAATAATCTCCCAGGTTCTCCGGCGTGTCGTAAATCTGCCAGTTCCAGCCGTAAGCCGGCATACCGAAGTAAATCTTTGACGCCGGCATCACGGATAGGGCATAGTCGTAGATACCTTCCAGCCAATCCCTTGGAGACACCGGCCCCGGAGCAGAACCCGCCCAAGCCATGCCGTAACTCATAATGGATGCCGTATCGCAGTAAGGAGCAAGGTCAGCATAAACGCACCAGTTCTCTCCGCCGACCGAGCCGTTCACGCTGGTCATGCCGGGAAGGCAGATGTTGATGCGTTTTCTTGCATCATAACTTTTCACGGCATGATGGATATTCTGAAACATTGCTGTGGACTTCGCCGCTGTGGAATAATCTCCACCACCTTCAAGGTCAATATCCACTCCATCGCACCAGGGGTATTTTTGCATGATGCGGATAAGTTCGGATAAGAACATATCCTGTGCGCCGTTTGTATTCTCCCGTATTGCTTTAAAGATAGGATTGTAGCCGTCATTTGCCACCGTTAAAAGCCAGCGGATATGCGGCCACTGCTGAATATAAGGCATCATGTTCGAGATGGAGACTCCTGATTCGTAGATTTCGCCAGTCGCCCTTACCTTAAAAGAAAAAAGACCGATCTGACTGATGCGGTCTCCATATTTGCTTAAAGCTTCATACATCCTGGCATTTCCCATAAAGGTCCAGACCATGATCTCTTTATTTTTCAATGGGTTAATCAAAACAGCTCA